GACTAAACAAAACCCTGGGCGCTAACGCGCCCAGGGGTCCCTAACCAAATCCAAAAATCCAAATAAACTTTGACCCTATCCCCCCTTTTTGCAAAAAGGGGTCCCACTACTTCAGGTTGTATTGCAAGTTTTACACATTCGTGTATACTGAAAACATATTGGTACCATGGACTTGAATAAGGTAAATATAGAAAAATTACCTGCAGATGTTCGTAAGACCTTCAAGCAGATGCAACTTCTGCTTGCTGAAAAAAAGATACAGAATAAAGCTAAAGATGACTTCTTATCTTTTGTCAAATGTGTATGGCCCGACTTTATAGAGGGGTCCCATCACAGACACATTGCAGATAAATTTAATAAATTAGCAACGGGTGAAATAAACCGATTGATCATTAATATGCCTCCTAGGCATACAAAATCTGAATTTGCATCTTATCTTCTGCCAGCATGGATGGTGGGCCGTGATCCAAAGCTCAAGATTATTCAAGCAACCCACACGGCAGAACTTGCAATAAGGTTTGGTCGTAAGGCTAAAAATTTAATCGACTCAGAAGAATATTCTAAAATTTTTAAAACAACCCTACAAGAAGATAGTAAAGCAGCAGGACGTTGGGAAACATCTCAAGGTGGTGAATACTTTGCTGCTGGTGTAGGTGGAGCGATAACAGGTAGAGGTGCTGACCTATTGATCATTGACGATCCACATTCGGAACAAGATGCACTATCACCTACAGCCATGGAGTCAGCTTACGAGTGGTATACATCAGGTCCTAGGCAACGTTTACAACCTGGTGGTAAAATTATTTTAGTTATGACTCGTTGGACTACAAAAGATTTGACAGGTATGTTGGTCAAGAACCAATCAGAACCTAAAGCAGATCAGTGGCACGTGGTCGAATTTCCAGCAATCATGGACCACGGATCAAGTAACGCTAAACCTGTATGGCCGGAGTATTGGAAGTTAGATGAGCTTGAGAAGGTCCAAGCAACACTGCCCACGGGCAAATGGAATGCACAGTGGATGCAAAACCCTACAGCAGAAGAAGGTGCTATATTAAAACGTGAGTGGTGGAGGACTTATACAGGTGAAGAGATACCTCAACTCTATCATGTCATACAATCTTACGATACAGCTTTTCTAAAAAAAGAAACAGCAGATTACTCTGCAATCACTACATGGGGTATATTTTACCCCTCAGAGGACGAAGGAGCTAATCTGATACTGTTAGATGCCATGAAAGGTAGATATGAGTTCCCAGAGCTAAGGCGTTTGGCCTTAGAACAGTATAGTTATTGGAAGCCTGAAACGGTTATTATTGAGTCAAAAGCATCAGGTCTACCTTTAACATATGAGTTGAGGAAGATGGATATACCAGTTGTGAATTTTACACCATCAAAAGGAAACGACAAGCACGCACGTGTAAATGCGGTTGCACCTTTATTTGAATCTGGTATGATATGGGCTCCTGAGCAGAAATTCGCAGATGACGTCATTGAAGAATGTGCGGCTTTCCCTTATGGTGATCATGATGACCTTGTAGATTCTACAACACAGGCTATCATGAGATTTAGACAGGGCGGTTTAATTGGACACCCTGAAGATTATGTAGATGAAAAAGTCGAGAAACGTAAAAGGAAATATTACTAATGAGAAAAAAATTTAAATTAGGCACAAAAAAACCAGAACCTACTATACAGCAAAGACAAGCGGAGTTTAGAAAATTTATTAAATCTTACAAAAACAAACCTTTTGATGAAGCAGCTGTAAGAAAAGGTTATAAAATACTTACAAAAAAATAGGGAACTAATGAGAAAAAAATTTGGATTAGGTAGTATAGTTACAAAAGCAGCAGCTAAAGCTGCAGAGAAGATTAAAAAAATAGATAAAAAAGATATGGCTACTTTTTCAGCTGTTTATAAAAAACAAATGAAAGCGTTAAAAGAGTTGAACAAACCTGCAGTTGATGAATACAACAAAAAAGTGGCACAGATAAAATCAAGAATTACAGAAGGAAAATCTAAAGCAGATTTGGGAGACCTACAATCTGCTTACGATAAATTACAAAACAAATTAATTAAAAAATCTAAAGATATTGTTAAAAAATATGAAGGACTACCTAATATTAGATCAAGATTTAGACCTGAACCAGGACCAAAAAGAAAATTAGTAAAAGATGTTAAGAACCCTATGAAGAGAGCAGAGATTTTATACAAAGATAGACTTGAAAGATTTAAAAAAGAAAGTTTGCCAGAATCAGGAATGGAAAAAAAATACAAAAAGAAAAAATTTAGGGGGAACTAATGATTAGACCAGGAATGACACTTGTAGAAGCCATCATACAGCTTACTAGAGGTTTTAAAAAAGTGACGGGCCGTGATCCAGATGGTCTTGAGAAAATAAAAATTAAACAAGAAGCTTCTCAAAAATTAAAAGATTTAGAAAAAGTTGTCGACATGGAAGGCAATGTTATTGATACATCTAAAGGTATTATGGGTGGTAAACAAATTAAAAAAGCTATGGGTGGACGTATCGGTTTAAAAGAAGGCAATGGTGAAGATGATAGTCTGACTGGTATTACAATGACTATTGAAGAAAGAATGAAAAGAATTAGAAAACTTATGGAAGAATTAGAAAAAGCTAAAAAAGGAATAGGTATTGATCCAGATCCAGAAGATGAACAAGGAGGCGGAGGTGGACGTACAGGGTTTAAAGACGGCATGACTAGAAGAAAATTTATGAAAATATTAGGTGGTCTTGCATCCATACCAATTGTTGGTAAAATTTTAAAACCAATTAAATTTGGTAAAACAATTTCTAAAGTTCCTATAATTAAAACAGATGATGTTGCTGGTAAACCGGAATGGTTTGATCAGTTAGTTAACAAAGTTATTATTGAAGGTGATGACGTTACTAAAAAATTTGCAACAGGTGAAAGACAATCTATTCATCAGAAAACACTTGACGATGGTTCAGTGGTCCGAGTTACAGAGGACGTGGACGATGGTGCTGTAAGAGTGGAGTATGAGAGTTATGATAATGTTTTTGAGGATTCGGTTCAATTACAATATAAAAAACCATTACCCAATGAAGGTAATCCAAGACCAACGGCAGAGTTTACTACAACAGAGTCAGGTCCGGTCGGCAGGCAAGTAGGTCCCGATGATTATGATATAGATGTAGATGAGGTGGGTGGTACGAGTATCAGAGATCTAGATTCTGATGTATCGAAACTAAAAGAGTATGCTACAGGTAAAAAACCCACCCTGAAAGAAATTGTAGAGATTAAAAAAAGAAAAGATAGGGCTGCAGCCATAACAAATGATATCGACGGAGCAGCTAGTGATGCAGTAGTTAGAAGACAGGGTGACTATGATCCTTATGCATCAGGTGGTATCGCCAGAATGTTAGGAGAGTAATGAAAGACCTACAGGATAAAATCATAGAGTTGATGGATCTCTTTGATGACAATACGCCAGACATGGCTGATGGTGGACGGATCGGGTTTAATAAGGCTGGTAAAGCAGGTGGTGATGCTGAGTTTCAAAGAAAATTACAAATGGCTTATGATGAATATGGACAAGAGGCATTAGATAAAGGAGCAAGAGTTTTAGGTTTTAAAGATTATGCATCTATGGGTAGTGAAAAAAATAAAAACTTTAGAAAAAAAATAAAAGATGAAATAACAAAATTTGGTGAGGTACTGCCTGCAGAAGAATCTAGAAAAAGATCTAGACAAAAAAGAGTTTTAAGAGAACAAAGTATTCAAATAAAATTACTAAATGAATTAAATACTAAAAAATTTTTTGATCCAAAAGCTTTTGCAAAAGAAAATAAAATTTCAATGAAAGAATTAAAAACAAATGCGATGAGATTAAGAAACAATATTTACGATAAAAGAATGTTAGTTTCAGGTAAGAATATGCAGAAGTCAACTTTAACATGGATACCTGATGATTTACAAGCTGCAGACAATGCTTTAAATAAAATGTGGAAATCAAAACTAATTGTTAATGACAGAACTAAAATAGAAAATTTATTTTATAATGCTTTTGGTAATCCTAAGTCACCTACTTTTAATCCTAAAAAACATTTAGCAATAAGAAATAAATTAAATGAATATTATCAATTAAACGAAGCTATTAAAAAAAAATATCCAAATTTAACTTTTGAACTTGATCACCCATTATCCAAATCTAGTTTAAATAAAATATTTAATGCGACTGCAGATCAATTAGTATTTGTTAACCCTCTAACTAAAGATCTTAATAGAGGTTTTAAAGATTCATTATCTTTGCAATATGAAAGATCTGTGCAAAACAATAATTTACCGAAAAAAAAAGCTGTAGAAAAAATAGCAAGAGATTTAAAATTAAACATTGGTAAAATTAGTGATGATGCAACTAATTTTAAATATGGCGTACAAGAGTTTCAAAAATTAGATATGAAAAAGGAGATAGCTAAGTCTTTAGAAAACTATCAGTTTTTAAGTAAAAATTTTCAAGACTATGCTAAAAAAAATCCTGAATTATTTAAAACAGCAGGTGTAAGCACACAACAAACTTTTACAAAATTAGATAATGTGAAGGGTTTATCCGCTTTTATGAAAAATTTAGGAATAAAATGTAGACTTGCTAATGGTGTTAATTGTAATATGCCACAAGCATACCAAAAGTCTATTAATGAGCTAACACAGAAAGCACAACAAGGCGATACAGCAGCCAGAGCAAAACTTACAAATTTTACTAACAAAGCTGCCGCTGCAGGTAGATTAGTAAAAAATGCGTTGGGTCCATTAGCAATCGCAAGTGAACTTGCAATAGAAGGTGGTATCGCATTAAATAAAACTTTACAGACAGGTGTGCCACTTAAAACAGCATTTGCTGATTCAATTTTTAATATGGCTTTAGGTCCTAAATTACAGATTGATAAAGAAGCAGAACTTGCAAAAGAATTTGCAAAAGGTGAGGATTTTGCAATGGCAGAACGTGGTAGAAGAATGTTCTTACCAGAAGGAGCTCCTAGAGAAGGTCAGTTAAGTGTTCCTGAAGAGAGAAGATTAAAAAACAGAATGCAACAGATGGAACAGGCTTTTCCAACTACGTCGCCACAAGAGATTGATGAAATATTAAAAACACAAGATATGACAATTCAAGATTTTGGTATGACATATCCACAGATACAAGATTTTATAAAACAAGATCAACAGATGCAGGCAATAGCAGATGCGGGTGGAGTTGCTAATTTAGCAGGTGGTGGTATAGCAAAAGAGGCAGGCGATTCATCAGGTAGACCACCAGAATCAGGACCAAACTCACAAGGGTTGCAAGGTCTATTAAAACGTGTTAGAAACTTATAGGAGTATAAATGGCAGATATAGACAAAGGACTCCCGAACACAAGAACAAAACTTGAAGTTCCTTCAGAAGAGGAAATACAAGAAGTTACTGTTCAGGAAGAACAACCAGAAAAAGGACCAATAGAAGTTGTACCTGAAGAAGATGGTGGTGCAACAATCGACTTTGAACCGGGATCTATTAACATACCGGGAACAGAATCACACTTTGATAACCTAGCAGATATTTTACCAGATGATGTGTTAGAGCCAATCGGCAGCGAGATGACACAAAATTATATGGATTACAAAACTTCCAGAAAAGAATGGGAGCAATCCTACATACAAGGTTTAGATCTTTTAGGATTTAAATATGAAAATAGAACTGAACCGTTTCAAGGAGCAAGTGGTGCAACACACCCTGTAATGGCAGAAGCTGTTACTCAGTTCCAAGCACAAGCTTACAAAGAATTATTACCAGGTGATGGACCTGTTAGAACACAAATTATTGGTGTTAAAAGTCCTGCAACAGAACAGCAAGCAACACGTGTTAAAGACTTTATGAATTATTTAATTATGGATCAAATGAAAGAGTATGAAGCAGAGTTTGACTCAATGTTATTTCATTTACCTTTAGCAGGATCTACTTTTAAAAAAGTTTATTATGATACAAACATAGGGCGAGCAGTTTCTAAGTTTGTACCTGCAGATGAATTAATCGTTCCGTACACGGCTACCTCATTAGACGATGCGGAAGCGGTTATTCATACAATTAAAATTTCTGAAAACGAATTAAGAAAACAACAAGTTAATGGTTTTTATCGTGATGTAGAACTTGGACCTCCAGGTACAGATACAAATGATGAACTTGCAAAAAAAGAACGTGAACTAGAAGGTGCAAAGAAAACTGGAAAGAACGAGCCAGTTTACACATTGTTAGAGTGTCATGTGAATTTAGACTTAGAAGGTTTCGAAGAAGTTGGTGCCGATGGGCAACCAACAGGAATAAAATTACCTTACATCGTAACTGTTGAAGAAGGTAATAGGAAAGTTCTTTCAATCAGAAGGAACTTCGCGCCCAATGATCTAAAGAAACGTAAGATCCAATATTTCGTCCACTTCAAATTTCTGCCAGGACTAGGATTTTATGGCTTTGGACTCATTCATATGATTGGCGGATTGAGTCGTACGGCAACGGCGGCTCTCCGTCAATTATTAGATGCGGGTACCCTATCAAACTTACCAGCAGGATTTAAACAAAGAGGTGTAAGAGTTAGAGATGAGGCATCACCAATACAACCAGGTGAATTTAAAGATGTAGATGCACCAGGTGGATCTTTACGTGATGCATTCTTTCCATTACCATACAAAGAACCGTCTCAAACATTATTAAATTTATTAGGTATAGTTGTACAAGCTGGTCAAAGGTTCGCGGCTATTGCTGACATGCAAGTGGGAGATAGTAATCAACAAGCTGCAGTTGGTACAACGATTGCATTATTAGAACGTGGATCAAGAGTAATGTCTGCAATACACAAAAGATGTTACGCAGCTATGAAATCTGAATTTAAATTACTTGCAAAAGTTGTAACGCAGTATCTACCACCTGAATATCCATATGATGTTGTTGGTGGTGCAAGAAATATTAAACAAACAGATTTTGACGACAGAGTAGATATTATTCCTGTAGCGGACCCTAATATATTTTCTATGTCACAAAGAATTACATTAGCGCAAACACAATTACAGATCGCAACATCAAATCCACAAGCACACAACATGTATCAAATATACAGAAACATGTATGAAGCGATCGGTGTAAAAAATATTGATGCAGTATTACCACCACCTGCACCAAACGCACCAATGGACCCAAGTATGGAGCATATTAATGCAATGGTAATGAAACCTTTTCAAGCTTTTCCTGGTCAAGACCATCAAGCACACATTACAGCTCATTTAAATTTTATGTCGACTAATATGGTTAGAAATAATCCACAAATTATGGCTGCAATACAAAAAAATATACTAGAACACATTTCAATTATGGCGCAAGAGCAAGTTCAACTTGAATTTAGAGAGCAAATGCAGCAAATGATGCAAATGCAACAGATGGCAGCTGGAAATCCACAAGTACAACAGCAATTACAGATGCTTACAAACCAAGTTGAAGCAAGAAAAGCAGTGTTGATTGCTGAAATGACTGAAGATTACATGAAAGAAGAGAAGCAAATTACATCACAATTTGATTCTGACCCACTATTGAAGCTAAAATCACGTGAAGTTGACCTTCGAGCAATGGAAAACGAGCGTAAAAAGAACGCTGATGAAGCAAATCAAGATTTAAACAGAGCAAAATTGATGCAAGCGAGAGATTTAGCCGAAGATAAGCTAGATCAAAACGAAGATTTAGCAAAATTACGTGCTGGAGTTAGTCTTGCAAAGCAAGGTGTACAACAAGCTCAAGTTATGATAGGAGAAGACGAATAAAAAGGAGCAAAAAATGCAAAAACTTAATAATATTAAAATTAGTTCAGTTCCAGATCAAAAAGTTGAGATAGATCCAAGATCTAAAACAACTGCTGACAAAGCATTTAACTTTATTGCTAAACCTGAAGAGGTTAAAGTAAATGGCACTAAAAGAATGCTAGCTGAAAAAAGAAAAACTGCAATAGTGGTATAATTTATGTGGTTATCGGCAATTAAATTAGCCGTTTCTGCTGGTAGTAAGATTTATGCTAACAAGCAGAGAACGAAAATGGCAATGTCAGATGCACAATTAATGCATGCTGAAAAGATGGCCCGAGGTGATGAAGCTT